CGGCTATCACTCTGGCGCGTCAGATTATCAAGACGGAACCGTTGCGTCTCCAGAATAGCTTTTCGGACGCGGTCCGGGGGCTGCTCGTCTATGGGTCTGCCGTGATCCAGCCCAAAGCCCTGGCATGCCTGAAGGTGACAGAGAAGGCTGCAGGCTAATCATGACAAAGGTGACAGCACCGGATAAAAATTATACGGGCGTCACGGCGACCGTATATTTCAAGGACGGGGTAGGAGAAACTGATAAGGACTATCTTCTTAACTGGTTTCAAAACCACGGATATACGGTAGAGACCGGCGAAGAAAAAACCGAAGAGACCGGCGCAGAAAAAACCGAAGAGGCGGAATAATGGACGCGGCGTCCATCTTCCGCCGGAGGCTCCGGCAGGCAGTTAAGGCCAGCACCGAGGCAGTAGCGGAAGAAGCCAAAGATCACCACGAGTACCACACTAAGCACGGATTTCTGGGAAAGTCGGTAACGACGGATTATAGGAGATCCGGACTTGTGGGCGTGGTATTTCTGGATCCCAAAATTGCCCCTTATGGGCCTATTGTGCATGAGGGGTCTCCCCCTCATGTGATCCGCCCAAAAGTGAAGAGAGCGCTCCGCTGGGCATCCGGCGGGCGCTTTATTTTCGCAAAAACTGTGCATCACCCGGGCTATAAGGGCGATGCCTTTTTATATCGGGCACTTGAGACTACGGACAGCGAGATAGATGCTATTTTCGGGCGGTATATAGACCTGGCAAAGGAGGATATCGAAAGTGCTATTACAGCTAAGTGACATTATTGATCAGGATGAGCTGCTGGGTCCTGTAGCTACGGAGGCCATGCTGTCAGAGGCGCACGACTCCCTCTATCTGCTGGCAAGTCAGATCGGGGTATCATCGGAGTCTATTACAACGACTGTCCTTGTTAAGCGCTACCTGATAGCCTATACGTTCTGGAGGACTGCCGTCCAAAAGAGCTACTCGGCGGGCGGATCGTCCTATAGAGGCGGAGAGGCGGTGGACTCTTACGGATCCAAAGTTAAGTATTATGCGGATGAGGTCAAGCAGCTGGAGCCCAAACTGACTTATGAGACATTGACCGGGACCGCTCCCAGTCAGACTTTCAGGGCCGTCCGGATGTACAGGGGGTGATCTGATGCTGTGGTATGACGTGCTGTCTTACATCCGGGATAAGATCAAGGGCATGGATGGGGCGCCGGGGGTTGAGCTCGGCGCCAAAAATCCAAAGATGCTGTCTCTGGATGCATCCGGGCCCGGCGCAGTGCTGATCATCCGGGGGCAGGAAGCAGAAGAGGATAACGGCCTGCAGTCCTATATCAATGTCACTTTGTATCTGGAGTGCTGGGTGCGCAGTGATGATCAATCGTTGGAGGCCGGATATGCCAAATTGGCAGCGCTTGAGGAGCGGATCGATGAGGCTCTGCAGGGCATCCGCTCTGAGTCGGGGATTATTGCCCCGGGTCTGCATTTAATGGATCTCTCTGTCGATCAAAAAACGGGAGATATGGATTCTATGCGTCCCCTTATCGGGTCGCAGTATACGGTCATTGTGACCGTCTATAAGGAGGGATTATGACAGTAGCAAGAGGATATAAAGCGGCAGCTACCGTTGATTTCGAGTCGGCCTACAATACGGCACCGATCACGAAAAAAGGGTATATCCTGCCAATCATAAAAAATGAAATCGAACATAAGCAGACGCAGATCACGTCCGATACCATTACTGGTACCAGGAACGATGTCATGTCTGCCCTTGGGCGAATCAGTGAAGAGGGGACAGTTACCGTGCCGGCCGATTACCGGGCAATCGGGTATTGGCTCCGGGCGCAGTTTGGCGCTCCAACTACCACCGGGACTGCCGCCCCATACAGTCATGCTTTTAAGGTAGTCGACGACCAGCCGTCCTTGATTATTGATAAGGCGTTTCCCGATATCGGACAGTATCTCAGGTATCACGGGTGCAAGATCAATACCGCAAAATGGTCCTTTGGGGATGATAAGGAGATGACGGTGGAGCTGGCTATAGTCGGGGCGCTCAGAGAGACTGCAACGGCGGCGTATAACGCCTCTGCGACCACGATCGCTGCAAATCCGATCAGTCAAAATCATACCTATGTCAAAATCGGGGGCACCGCCTCCGCGATAATCAGCTCAGGGGATTTTACGTTTGACTCCCAGCTGGATACCAGCAAGGGCTACACTGTCGGGGCAAACGGGATCCGCACCGCCCTGCCGGAGGGAATTATGAAAGCCTCCGGAAATATTGAGGCGCTGTTTACGGATACATCCTTTTTGACTTTAGCGGATACAAACGCCAAAACCTCGTTGGAAATTGGCTTTTCGCTTAATGCCAGCACCAGCCTGGCATTCCTTTTTCCAGAAGTTCAGCTCGAACCGCATGATGTACCTATCGATGGCCCGGGCGGAGTATCAGCCAAATTTGCCTGGAAAGCATTTTACCAGTCGGACTCAGGTAAATCTCTGGTCCAGATTACACTTAAAAATGATGTGGGGGCGTATGTATAATGGTAAAAATCAAATCAATGACGTGGGCGCAGGTAAAAGCTCTCCGGGAGGCCGGTTTGGACATGGCCTTCTCCGACGGTGCCGATCGTAAAAAAAATGTGGAGGCGCTGGAATGGGTATTTATCCACGTATACCCCGAGCTTGCGGGGGACGATAGCATCCCCTATGAAGAGGTTATAGACATCGCCGCTAAAACCTACACCAAAACTTACGGACGCGGGGCAGAAGTAAAAAACTGACAGATGTCTATCGATGGCACCGAGGGCCCCGGCCGGCGTACTGCAGGAGCTGCCGCAAGGCATTTGAACGGCAGGGCAAAAAAGCGCCCTGCGAAGGCTGCGAATATAAGCAGCCCTTTTTGATGCCCGAAAATAAGGACGCCTGGGAATTGTGGTGTGCGTGCAGTACGCAGGTCCGGGTTACCTTTGGTGGGGCGATAGGCATTGATTACAACGCAATGTTTCAGGTCGCCAGGGCGCTTGGCATAGAGATCACCCCGGGGATGCTTAAAAAGGTAAGCGCGATGGAAGCCGAGATGCGGAAAGAGGTGAAATAATGGCCAAAGATGTGAGAGTCGAAATTAAAGCAGAAGACCGGGCCAGCAATACGATCAACGGAGTTAAAAGATCTCTGGATACCCTGACTGACAAAACGGTCAAGGTAAATGTACAGGCGGGGGCAGGTGCGCTTGATGGCGTAGCATCGACAATGCAGTCGGTGGGCAATGCTTTTAGCGGCGGGCTGACAGGCGTCCTCGGCACCATGGGTGGATTTGGTATGGTAGCCGCCGGCGTAGTGACTGCCGTCGAAAGTGTAAAACAAGCTTTCGAGGGCGCGGGAAAGGTGCTAATCGGCTATAACGCCGACATGGAGCAGGTGCGGATCGCATTTACGTCCATGTTGGGGAGCGCCCAGGACGCCGAAATAGTTATGAACCAACTCAAAAAGTTTGCGGCAGATACGCCGTTTGAGTTTAAGGACATCGCCCCGGCCTCACAGCAGCTAAAAGCTTTTGGATTTGCGGCACAGGATCTCCTCCCCACACTAACTGCGGTCGGGAACGCCTCTGCCGGATTGGGACGTGGAACCGAAGGATTAAAGCAGATGGCTTTTGTGCTGGGGCAGATTAAGGCAACAGGGAAGCTGATGGGACAGGATGTTATGCAGCTGTCGCAGCTGGGCATTCCGGTCCGCGATATCCTGGCCAAAAACCTGGGCATTGCCGCAGATGACCTGGCCGACATCGGCAATCAAGGCATATCCGCGGATACCGCGATAAAAGCCTTGACAGACGGGATGAACGAACGCTTCCCTGACATGATGAAACAGATGTCGGATACCTACAACGGCATGTGGAGCACTCTTGCAGATGATTCTGGACTGATTTTTGGAATGATTGGAGAATCCCTGTTTGGGTCTTTTAAATCCGCGCTAAGTAAGGTGCGTGACTTGTTTGACACGATGCTTTCTAACGTCAATTCCAGGGGCCTGAAAGATATTTTTGACGGGCTTGTGCCCGATAACATGGCCTCTAACCTGCGCCACGTATTTGACACTATCGGGCAGACAGTAGATGCGTTATCTCCGATTTTGGAAAATCTTTGGGAGGTTTTTCAGAATATTTTTATCCGCCCTTTTGAAAACCAAGACACCTCGGGGATACTCACTTTTTTTGATACCCTGCTTACGGTCGCCGCGAACGGCCTAAACGTCATGACCGCCTGGTGGGCGGATCTATCGTCAATTGTCGGGGCGGTGTATGAGGCGGTGTATACAGCCATCAATGGGGTCATTAACGCCTTCGCTGATTTTTATAACGGTGCTCTTTCGGGGCTTACTGATTTTGCGAACAGCTACCTTTCCAGCGTCTTCCAGTGGTTGAGCAGTGTATATCAGTCTGTGATTGATTTTGTCAATAAATGCCTTGATAAATTAGGTTGGGTGGGGGATGCGGTCAGGGCGGTAGCCTCCGCCGTAGGGGCTGTCGTTGATACTGCTATCGATAAAATCCAAAATTCCCGGACCTATCAGGCGCTGACTAATCCTATAGTCATCAGCGGGAGTAGCGCGAAAGCACCAGAGCGCATTGCGCCTACCGATCTTGGGGGCGCTCCCGCACCGGCGGCGCCGGCGGGTTCCTCGGGGGGCGGATCTGGCGCGGGGAGATCGGGGCAGTCCGAAGCTGATAAGCTACAAAAACAGATTGATGACATGGCCAAAAAGATAGCTGATTATATCCGGGATTTTGATAAAAAAATCCTCGACGAAACCGGCACCGCTTACGAAAAGGGAATGGCCAACCTCCAAGCCGACATCGATAAGACGCAGGATGAAATCAAAAAAGCGTCGGCGCTGGGCATCGACACGGCAGAACTGCAGTCTAAACTCGATCAATACTCACAGGCGATAAAAGATAAATTGGTCAAAGCCTGGAAGGAAGCCAACGAGGATATTAAGCAGGATACAGATCTGACCTGGGCGCAGATAAACGACTCGGCGACATCGGCGGCTAAGGTACAGTACCAGATTGACCTGACCAAGCTCAACCGGGAAAAAGAAACAAAACTGAAAGAGATAGCCCTGACTAAAGACTCCGTTGAAGCTCAGGCGGAACTGCAGGCATGGTACACCGCGAAAGCTACGGCGCTGGCCAAAACGCTGGAAACAGCACTGGCCAAAGAGCCTAAAACGTGGCGGAGTGCATGGCGTACGGCCATGCAGAACGTGTTAGACGATATGGGATCCATCGGCAGTCAGATGATGACTGCCATGCAGGGCGTTGCCCAGTCGATGTCTGATGGCTTTACCGACTTTTTCACGGATATTCTGACGCTGGATTTTGATTCTATCGGAGATGCCTTTTCCGACATGCTCAAAAACATGCTTAAATCAATCGCCCAGTTTCTATCTAACAAATTGGTCACGCAGCTGTTTAATACTCTGTTGGGAGGTACTAACATCGGATCCGGCATTACCGCCACCTCCGATGGGAGCGGTGGGTATACGCTGCCGACCGTAACGGTGTCAGGCGCCCGGGCATCCGGGGGGCCGGTCAGCGCCGGCCGGGCCTATCTGGTCGGAGAGAACGGGCCGGAATTATACATCCCGTCCTCTAACGGCACCGTGGCCAACCGGGTAGCCAGCAGCGGGGATTCTCAGCAGACCGTCGTCACGGTGACTGTCAATAACACGACAGACCAGAAGATGCAGGCTACGCAAAAGACATCTACCGACGGCACCGGGAGGCTGCTTAAGGAGATTATTATCAGCACGGTGGGGCAGTCCTTATACACCAATGAGGGCGGCATCCGTGATATGGTGGCCGGCGTGAGAGGGGGCTAACATGGATTTTCCAACAATTCAAAATCCGGTGTATCCACTTAAAGAAAACATCGTGGATCACACCTGGAAGGGCGAAACGGACAATGATACGATCCTGACGCGCCCCCGATTTACGAAGGTCAAACACTCTTTTACTCTCACATGGGACGCCCTGCCTATCGCTGATCTGGCCACACTGCACAACTTTTACGTTAACCAGGCACGGCAGGGGGCCCTGGCGTTTAATTGGACATATCCTCCGGAGCCCGGGAGTCCCTATGCCGGGACGGTATTTATTATGCGGTTTGACGGCGACTGGGAGATGTCACTGTCGGATCCGGGGTATTACTCCGGATCCGTGAAACTGACGGAGGCCTGAAAATGGATCTATCAACGGCATCGATAAT